GCAATGTGTAAACAATTTGGCCTGGAGTTTAGATATATTAATGCATCAGATGAAACAAGTGTTGATGTAATTAGAGAAAAAATTACCAAGTTTTGTTCTACTGCGTCATTAACTTCACTTGAAGGAAAACTCAAGGTGGTAATTCTAGATGAGATAGATGGTGTATCAGACCAGTTTAATAAAGCACTTAAAGCGACAATGGATTCTTTTTCAAAGAATACACGCTTTATAGCAACAACCAACCACATTAATAAAATACCTGAAGCCGTATTAAGCCGATTTGAACAAATCAATTTTGACTTCTCTAAAGAGGAAGAAAACGAGCAACTTAAAAATTACATGAAACGTGTATACGAGATTGTAAAAAAAGAAGGTGCAGAAATTGAAAAGCCAGCTTTACTTGAACTTGTTCGTCGTAAGTTTCCAGATCTTAGAAATACACTTACTGTACTACAGGGATATCTTGCCGAAGGCAAAACAGTTATTACTATTGATGATGTAAAAAAATTCCATGGTGTTTTCAAAGATGTTTACGAACTTATTTTTACAAATATCGACCCTGTTAAAAATTACCAATATCTGGTATCTGAATACGGAAACAGAGTTGATGATGTTTTGGCTGGTCTTGGCGGAGATTTCATAGAGTATATTCAAATGGAACAACCAACTGCAGTCAAGTTTATCCCACAGTTGACTATCAAAGTGGCCGAACACCAGGCACAACGGACACTGGTAATTGACCCAGTAATTACAATGCTTTCCTGTGTATATTCAATACAGGATATTATTCATTCAAAATAATCAGCAAATGTCTTTGGTATTTAAAAGATTATGATTATATTTACAAAAACAACAATATATGAGAAACCACAACCTGATTATAGACGGTAACTATTTTATCTACAGTAGATTATTTGTGCTGCCGCGCCAAAAGATGCCAGCAGAGTTTGGTGAATCATCATCTGTTGATACACGTTTCATGTCCACTGAATATGAAATGGCCATTTTCATGCGTAAGCTGGCAATGGATTTTGCTTCAGAATTACGTAAAGTTAAAAACATCACAGGTCGTATTGTCTTTACACAAGACAGTAAATCATGGAGAAAGGATTTATTCCCAGATGCTGAGTACAAAGCCAACCGTGAACAGGACAGTAAAATACACTGGGCAAATGTACATAAAGTAGTCGAAGAGTTTACAGAATTTCTTAAAGAGCGTGGTGTAATTATCCATAGGGTACAAGGTGCCGAAGGTGATGATCTTATCTATGCATGGACCAGTGCACTTAACAGCGAAGGACAAAACTGTATTATATGGTCAGGTGATACCGACTTAATGCAACTTGTTAACTATAACAGGTCAACTGATGCTTATACAATTTGGTACGATAATACAAGGTCTAAGCTTGCTGTATACCCAGGCTTTCAAAAATACCTTGAAATCAAAGACGGCACAAAACAGGAAGAGTATGATGATATCTTCAATATAGATAACGTGCTAATTATCAGCAATCAAATTAAACAGGAGATAAAAACATTTATCTCTACAAATAATATTGAAGTAAGTGAAATCTTCTGTGATGAATATATCTTTTCAAAAATACTTGCAGGTGATAGAGGTGACAACATCAAATCTGTGTACTCAGTTGAAAAAATAGGCAAGACCGGTAAGCCACGTACAAGCAAGATTAGTGAAGAAAAATCAAAATCAATTGTAAGTACATTTAAGAAAAGACATGGTAGATTTTCATCAATGTATTTGTTCGATGAATTTTATAAAAAGGAAATTCTAAAAATGATTGCAGCTGAAATGAAATTAACTTCAGCTGATGATTTACTACCCAACCTTGAGTTAAATACAAACTTAATTCTGTTACACAGTTCTACAATTCCAGAAACTTTACAGACTATCATGTTTAACCATATTGATGCGTTTATAGTAGAGAATAAGCTAGATCTTAAAAACCTTCTTTCAAAGGAAAGTATATTACAAGGAACAGGTTATATCAACCAATCTAATACGCAGACAACTAAACCAGGTACAAGTCTATTCTAATGGCAAAGAAAGAAAGAAAAGAGAAAAAAGAAAAACCTAAAAAGGCAAAGAGTTCCGGTGATTATGACGGAACTCTTTTCGGCTTTATTAAAGTTTTCTTTACCAGCCCAGAAACCTACAATGGTCTTAAACAATACGATAAGGCCAAGAATAGATTTATGGTAAACCGTTTTATGGCCATAAATTACCCAGTAATGGCCAATAAGTTAAATAAAACCGGTACAGTGGCGGCAAATGTTATTGATAGCTGGTATATGATTGCACAGAGATATACAAGAGTTCCTGGCTGGATTTATACAAAGCTGGATAAACAAACCAAGGTAAACAACGTTGCGTATGACCCAGATCCTGAAGCATTAAAAATATATTTGAATAAATATCAAATAGGTCAACGTGATTTTAAGCTAGCTCTTAAGTTTAAACCCGATGAGGTAATGAAAGAGATAGAATACATTGAAAAACAAATCAAGGTAAATGAGTAGTAGTTTAAATTATCCGTATCTTAACTTTCCGACAATTATTGATATAACTTTATACAAGAACAATTACTACGACAATCTTTTAGTAAACAAGGTTAAGAAAGAGGTCGATTATGGTAATGTACCAGAACTAAAGGATTGTTATATTGTTTCTGTTGATGAATTCCAGGAAGTTTTCTATAATTCCTTTTCAGATGAGATTAATAAAATAAGATCTCTTCCAATAACTGACTTGCAAAAGAACGCGACCAGTTTATACTTTTTAGATAAGATATTTACTACATTTGCCAAGCTGAGATACGTTAAAATAAATGTGTCAAAAGAGCCTAATTATAGCAGATTAAACAAATCCGATAAAACACCTACATTATTCTTTAACTATAAGATAACTTCTTCTACTATAGACCTTACTGCACTTTTTGAGGATGATGTCATTGTTAAAATCAATGAATTCTTTATTAATAACGACCTAGTAGACAAAGATGAATTTTACGGCTACAGTCACATTATCGGTATAAAGTCACAGGACTTCTTAACTATACTTTCTGAAAACGAAGAAGAGCCTTTGTTACCATATCTTTTTGAGTTGATAGATCCTAAAACCGAAATGGACGACCCGTTTATTTACTTTATTACAGACTTCGACATAGTAGAATAAACTTCAGCTTCCTGGCAATAAATATATAGATAAAGATATATTTATAAATGGCAGTTGGAGATTACGTAGTCGATAAACTCGATGAAACTATTATTATCAAACTTTCTGAACCTTATGAAAAGGTTGAGAAAGTTGTGGGGTATGTAGATGAGATAATTGGTGAAGACAGTGCTAATAAATTCGATAAGTATTTTAGATGGTCACAGGATAATGTAAATTTCTCGGACTGGATACCTCTTACAAACATAAATCTGGAAAACCAGATAGTCACACCAACTAAGCCATTTTGGATTGAATACAAATATACTGTAGTAGATTTAGCAACAGGGCATACCATGGAATTTATTTCAATTGCCCTTGAAATCATTTCAGATACAGGTATAGTAAGACTTGTAAAACAGGTAAGTGTAGACTGTTGTGAGGCTGGTCAGATACCAAGCGGTTGTGCTAATTTAATAATCACCGATGGGTGTGACCCAGATAATCTATTTAATCCTTACGGTACTCTGAACAATACCAAAAATATGTTTAACCAACTTACAAATGTTGTTAATGACATATTTGGCCACTGTGTTAAATATTATAAAGTAAGTTCAGATAAAAGGAGCAAGGACGTAATATTAAATGAATATTCACTCTACAGCGTTATCGCAATGGAGGATATCAAGGTTCTTGTACCTGATAATGCTTTTCCAACAAATGAATTTCAATTCGACCAGTTTGGTATGGGAATGGAATCTTTTGAAATTCATATAACAAGAGACGAATTCCAAAACGCTTTTGGTGCAAGAACAAGACCTGAAGAACGTGACTATATTTACTTTCCGATAGTTGATAGAATGTATGAAATTAATTCTGTTGCACTTGCAGATCCTGTTGTATACAAAGACATTTATTATAAAGCAACTTTAAGAAAATGGCAAGATCGTAACAGCGTTGACACTCCAGAACCATTTAGAGATGAACTTGACAATTTAACATTAACTGTTGACGAATTATTTGACGCAGAAGTGAAAGATGAAACTTTAAAAATAACAAAACCTCAACAATATAGAACTATTGGAACGGGTATTAATGACTATGTAAGAAGTGATCTTTCTAAACAACTTTCTATATCAGATTATAAAATTAATAATAACTGGGTAATAGTATCGAAAAATCATTATGAATTAAATAAGCTTACCAAAAACGAACTTGCTGTTAAGTACAGACAACCTGCAAGGTTTCAAAGCACAGAAGATAGAGCTTTTACATTTTGGTTTCAGCCTACATTCGGAACAGAAAAGGCATATAGCAATGTTTCAAGCATAAGTGAACTTGACGGAAAAGTTGTACTGGCAATGACTTCAACGCCTGCATGGCAAGTCGGTGACATTGTACAGCTCACTAATATGGGTGACTATAATGGATATCATCGCATATTACAAACAACCACAGATAATGAGTTTGTTATTGACGCTGACTACATATCAGGAAGTGTTATCATAAATGGAAAAGCCAGAACACTTGTTAAAACATTCCTGATACATGGATATGGTGATTTATTTAGTGGCCTTTCTATAGAAGTAACAAGGTATTTTATTGTAGTGTCTATAAACAACACTGATTATTTCTTCAACTATAATATAACATACGACGAGACCAAGTGGTATCCACTTGTTGTAAACCTATCAAATTTATTTAAAACGCTTTCAGTATACTTATATGAATTAGATAAGCCTCTTAATTTTACAATGCCGCAGCAGGAAACTTCTGCACTTAAATTAATCTACAACGATTTACAGTTTCTTCCAGAACCAGTAGGTATAGACTCAGCTGAATACTGGGCCTTAATTGCAGGACCTGTAAAATTAACAAACATTCGCATATTCAAGCGTATAGTAGAAGAAGAATCGCATAATACTGTTTTAAATCAATATGTTGTGAATGATACTCAATACGCTGAACTGGTAGACAACGCTATACCTGAATTACATTTACTGCGAATTCCAAATCCAAGATAATATGAATGAAAAAAGAAACTATCGAAAACAAGCAAACGAAATAAGATCGTCTCTTGATGATATATTAAATGATTCGGACGATATCGATTCACCAATTGACCGAACGGAATTACCACCAATTAGAAGAGCAGAACCCTTTGACTATGTTAAAAAGAAGGGTGATGCAAGCGCTCAGGCCAAGAAAACCATAAACACACTTCTTAAATTCTATCTCAGTGAAGAGATTATAGACAATGATGAGTATGTAAAAGCCAAAATGAAAATAGAAGAGATGACCCTAGGTAGTCTTCTTTTTCAAATGGAAACCGCAGAGCGTGCTATTACTACATTACTTCAACAAATAGATGATGGTGATTGTTCACCCAGAATGTTTGAAGTACTTGGTACACTACAGAAATCAATGCTAGACATCATTAAAAGCCAGACAATGTATATGATGGCAACCGAAGAGGGTGTTAAAAAACTTGCCAGAGATTATGATGTGTACTCAGAAAGAAAACAAATAAAAGGTGACGAAGTTAAAAAGATTGAGGGACCTACCAATGTAAATAGAGGTACCAAAAACTTAATGATGCAAATACAAAATGAAATGATTAAAGACAATACTGATGATCAGATCATTGATAATGAACCAATTGAAGATGTATTTGACGACGACTTCCCATCTGCAGAACTAGAAGATTATGATGAATAACGAATTCATGATCCCTACCTCAAGCGAGGGTGCAACTGCCGATAAATCAATCTGGAGTACTGTAGCCGTCGAAAAGCTAATGAAAGCTATCGACGAGGGATATAAAGTAAAAGGAACACCTTTTCATGAGGGTCGACCAGACCTCAGAAGAGGAAATATAGTATTTGAATACACAGATGAAGAAATGGAACACATCCGTAGATGTGCTACAGATATTCTTTATTTTGCAAATCATTTTGCAACTGTAATGACCGATAATGGTCTACAGAGAATCGAGCTAAGAGACTATCAAAAGGAGATGCTTATTAGCTTTGTTGAAAACAGATTTAATGTATGCCTTGCAAGCCGTCAGATCGGTAAGACAATTTGCTCGGCTATTTTTATTGCATGGTATGTCTTGTTTAACTATGATAAAAACGCACTTATTCTATCAAACAAGGGCGGTACAACAAAAGAGATTATCGATAAGGTAAAAGCCATTCTTGAAAACCTGCCATTCTTTTTAAAGCCAGGTTTATTAAAGTATGATGTAATGAATATGAAGTTTGACAACGGTTGTAGAATCGTTGGTCAATCAACTACCGGTAAAGCAGGTATCGGTTTTACGATCCACTTGCTATTCCTAGATGAGTTTGCACACATCCATCACACATTCGTTAATAGTTTTTATGAAAACGTTTATCCTACTCTGTCGTCGTCCAAGGTGTCACGAATAATTATTACAAGTACGCCTAACGGCTATAATAAGTTTTTTGAGATATATGACGCTGCAGAAAAGAAATTAAATGAATTTGCATCGTTTAGAGTTGACTGGTGGCAGGTGCCTGGTCGTGATGAGAAGTGGAAAACACAGGAGACTAAAAACCTAGGAAGCGAAGAGGCTTTTAACAGACAGTACGGTAACCAATTCATGGCTTCCAGTAACCTTCTTTTAAATGGATCTTCTATAAAGAAATTAAAAACAGGCGAAAAGAAATATGTTTATATTGACTTTGAAGAATTCGAAAGAATTTCAATTGATTTATCAAGGTTTCTTTTCTTTAGTGATGAATACACCGGCGATGAATTTAAAGATAAATCCAGATATTGGGCATTTTCTGTAGATATAGCAGAAGGTGTAGGCGGTGACTACACTGTTATAAATATGTTTGAAATTGTACCAATGAAGCCTAAAGATTTCACAAGGGTATTATCACCTAGTTCAATTAATGATTTTTTCGGTTTAAAACAGGTCGGTGTTTATAGAAGTAATGAACATAGTGTTGAAGATATTTCAAAGATACTTTACACACTCTGTATTGATATTTTTTATCAAGAAAATGTAAAGCTTGTTATAGAATACAACACATACGGTGCAACGGTTATTAATCACTTACAGACAATTTTCCCACAGAGAAATGAATTCGATGAAGAAATGGTCGTTAAGTTTAAACATAGACATGATGCTTCAAGTTCTAAATTTGGTCTGAAAATTAAAAAGGATAATAAAACTCTTTTTTGCCAAAACTTAAAGAAGTACATTGAACAAAACAGGGTTTATGTAAGTGATACCGTAACAGTTAAAGAACTTTCAACATTTGGTAGAACACCTAGTGGTTCTTATATTGGACAAATGGGCCATGATGACCACGTTATGACCTGTGTTGCTATAACTGAATTTTTAACAACATTAGATTTTTCGGATTATGTAGAAGAGATTCTAGATGAAATAGATAGTGAAATTTATGATAGAATGGAGCAAGAACTACAAAAGAATAATAAAGAGGGAGACGGCAATATGTTTTATGATATTTACGACCTGATTTAAATTACCGGCTCGTGTTCGATATATATAATACATGAACACATTATTTACAAGCTATATTTACATTTATTTAAACCCCCTATGTACAGGTGAGTTTAGTTGCGGTCGATTGAAATTCAACTATGAACCTTTCTATGTCGGCAAAGGGTCAAATCGCGGTAGAATCGATGTGCATCTTCACAGCAAAGCCGGCAACAATAACCACAAGAAGAATCTGATAGCCAAAATAAAGAGAAATGGTTTAGAACCTATACGTTTTAAACTATATGAAGGAATTACTGAATGTAGTGCGAATAGATTAGAGAAATATTATATAGCCAAAATAGGACGAGCTGACATGCGAAAGGGGCCACTTACTAATATGACAGATGGTGGCGAAGGTTCATTAGGATATAAACACAGCGCAGAAAGTATAGAAAGAATAAAAGAGTCTATAAAATTAAATTGGGAAAAAGGTAAATATGTACATATTGATATTTCAGGTAATAAAAACCCATTTTATCAAAAGACGCACGCTGATGACAATAAATTAAAATTTGCTATGAAAGCTAAAGAAACATTTAGTAATAGAAAACAATCAGACGAACATATAAATAAAAAAGCAAATGCTATAAAGGGTGATAAAAATGGGATGTACGGTAAAAATATTTTAAATGTCTGGATTGAAAAATACGGAGAAGATGAGGCTAAATTAAAATATGAAAGGTATATTACTGACAACAGAAGAGGTCAGAACAATTCTCAATACGGTAAAAAGGGAAAAAATCATGCGGCTGCTAAAACTAGAATATTAGTGTGTCCGCTGGGTACTGAAACTCTATTTGATGACGTAGTTAACTTAAAGGAATACTTAACTGAAATAGAAGTAAATTTTAATACACTAAGACAATACTCAAAAAAAGGGAATACTTATAAGGGTTATTTTCTTCGAGCCGAGAAGATATATAAACAAAATAAAAATAACGTATAATAAGATGGCATTGTCACCAGAATTAGTACAATTCAAATCAGCGGGAATATATCGCCTTGAATTTGACAAAAGTCAAATTGCTAGCATCCCTGCCGAGCAGATTCGCTTGGTTGTAGGTTTCTCCAAAGAAGGACCTTTCAACACACCTGTTTTTGTATCAGATACAGGCTTTTTCACAAATATTTTCGGACCTATTGATAGGACTCTTGAAAGAAAAGGATCTTACTTTCACAGAACTGCACTTGCTGCACTTGAAAGAGGACCAATTTTAGCTCTTAATCTTTTAAGATTAAATAATGACCCTGTTACAGGCGATAAAGTTGATTATCAAACATTCTCAACTGCATCTACCGAAGTTAACGCAGCTGAGAAAAGCGCACTTTACTCAGGTTTTTACAATAAAGATAAATTCTGGTTTCCAGAAGATATATCTTTCTTAACTAACATTGGTGCATTTAATACTGGTATTATACAGATAGTAAATCTTAAGCAATCACCAACTACTGTATTCATCCGTAAAGCACAAAACGTAAATCAGTTCAACGTTCTTGCAAAAGAATGGTATGGTGCTGGTAACGTTCCCGCATTCATGAGTGAATATGACTACATCAGTGATTATATGATTGATGTATTTGTAATTTCAGGTGATTTCTCTAACTATGCACAACTTGCAATCGATCCAATTTACGGAGCATATTTTGATGCAACTAAAGGATTATTGAAAGCTACGTATGAATCATTCCTTGCACTTCCAAGTGTATCAGTAATTGCTTCATACACAGGTACACTTATTCCTGACTTTATTGACTTGAACGGTAACAACTTGTTTATTCAAGATTTGATTAACTTTGATACAGCACAAAACGGTTTATTATGTGCAGTTAATAAAGCGCCATTTGACGGTGATGAAATTATCAGTGGTACAGAAAATGGAATTGATTTAGTAGGACATAATATTGAAAACAAAACAAACACCGATCCTGCATTTACTAAAATAGAATTTCTTTCTTACGACAGATCTGTTAGAGATGATTTATCATACACACCTGCCGAAACACCAGAAGTTGGTATCGATGTAAACTCAGGTGAAGATATCTCTTTCTATATTACAGCACTTACTGAAAGTTCTGCATCACAAACCCCACCTGTTTTAACATCACCTTATCTTCCTACATCATTTGGAGCTAATATTGCTAACTACACAATTAAGATTAGTACTAATCATAGCCAATATGACGCACTTTTAAAAGATAAACTTGAGGTAAACGTTGCAGGTAATGGAATTTCACAACGCGTTGTAGGTTCTTATGTGCTAGTCAATAATAACCCAGGTGGTGTTCCGAGTTGGGCACCAGTTGTTTCATTAACTGAAGCTGCAGGTTATCTCTATATTGGTATTAGTGTTGAGGTTATAAATTATGAAGTAACAATTCAAGGCCCTTCTAGTTTAGGTGCACAAATGTTTATTTTATATGGACCTGAAGCAGGCGATTGGTCTGGTATCAATGATGCATTTACATTCGATGCAGGACACCCTGCTTATACTGCTTGGAGCCAAGGCGTTGTTACATCTGGTGATATTGCATATGATGTAGCTGCACCTACAACCGAAATCTTCTTGGATTTTGACTGGCAATTAAATCAGACTGTTTTGACCGACGATATTTCTGCTTATTCAGGTGGAAACGCAACTGTGCTTTCTGCAGGTACAAGCGTATACTATGATATTCCACAAGTTTCTGTAGCTGGTTTTGATTCAAGCGAATTTACAACACTAGTTCCTTTACCAGATTTCGGTAACTATATCGATTCTACTGGTGCACTTGTTACTGGTGATTTCGTTGTACAATCTCTAGCAGGTTCTTTAAACGCAACACTTGAGGTTTCACCTACTGTTGGTTTACCTGAAAATGAAATCAAAGTTGTATTTGGAACTTCTACAGGTAAAGTTCAAGTAGGTGACTATTTAGTTGCTACTGAACTTGGACCTAACGGAGAATCAAGACTTACCAAGATTATTAAAATCGTTAAAGAAGGTATTACACCTAATCAGGTTTTACACATCTATTGCGATCAAGAAATCAAAATCGGTCAAGCTGGTACAACTGTAGAGAGATACAGAGATATTGAATCAGTAGTTGATGCTTATAAATTGTTTGCTCTTCCAGGCTTCACATTAAATCCATTGTATCACATTCCAAATGGTACACAGGACAGACAAGATGAGATTATGGATGACACTATCAATGGTACAACAAATCTATTCACTGGACTGGTTGATAAAGATGCTATATCTTATCGTTATATTGTTGACGGATTTGGTCTTGGTATTCAAGCACAATCTAAATACCAACTTTCTTATCTTGCTAAATCAAGACAGAATGTACTTGCAATCTTAAATGCTCCTTCAATGCAGGACTTTAAAGAGTCTACGGATCCTAAATTCGTTGACATACAAGGTATTCTTCAAGCAAGATTAATTGCAGACGGTGGAGACTTAGCACTTAATCCTAATCTTGTGTATGGTCTGCCTAGTATTCCTAATGGCGCAAGCTACGGTGCGTTCTATGCCCCATACCTTTTGATAAGAGATAGAGGCAAGAATATTACAGTGCCGCCTTCAGGTTATGTTTCTAATAACTTTATTGACAAATATGCTAACGCATTACCTTGGTCAATTGTAGCAGGCCCTCGTAGAGGTGTACTTAGCGGTAGAGGACTAATTGGACTGGAAGCAAACTTCGATAAAACTGACAGAGATTATATCGAACCATTCGGTTTAAATCCAATCATCTTCCAAAGAGGTGTTGGTATTGAAATCCACGGTAACAAAACTGCTCAGCAGACTATTAAATCTGCACTGTCTAGTATACACGTAAGAGAGGTATTAATTTATATCCAAGATGGTATGGCTAATATCCTTAAAAACTACCTATTTGAATTCAATACAGCTCAGACACGTTTGGAGATCAAAACACTTGCAGATAACTTTATGTTTGGCGTAAAACGCGATCAAGGTGTTTATGATTTCAAAAACGTAATGGACACTTCAAATAACACACCTGACGTAATCGATGCTAACATGGGTATTCTTGATACTTATGTTGAACCAGTAAGAGGTCTAGAAATTCTAGTACATAGAACAACTATTCTTAAGACAGGAGCAATCGCAACAGGTCAATTTTCTTAACACATATTAAAAAGCCCGGGAAACCGGGCTTTTCATAATATAAGCACGAAAAACAATATATACCTAAAATAATATAAACGCAAAATGGCAGGTTTACCACATTATAATAACTCTAAAGCCGCTACTAAACTATACGAGCCGGTACAAGGTAATCTATACGAAGTTACTATCATTCCACCAAATGGAATTGATGGATCACTTTTATTAGAGCACGTTAATACAGTTGGTGGTTTAGTTGCAGCTAATCCATCAATTGATCCAGTTGAGCAGAAATATAAGTTTGCTACAAGAAGTTATGCTGGTATGCCAGCTGCAACATCTATGGACGTTGCCGTTAACTTCTCTCTTAACTTAAATGATGCAAACCAAAACTATGTATACAAAACACTTAGAGAGTGGTACAAGAAAATCTATGATCCTGCAACAGGAGCAATGGGTCTTAAGAAAGACTATGTAGGTACAATGATTATCGTAATGTACGATCGTCAAGGTAATATACATAGAAAACTTACTCTTCTTGACTGTTTTCCAATGGGTAACCCAGGTGCAATGGATGCATTTGATTACAGCGCTGCTGATCCAATAGCACTTGACATGACATGGAGATGCGATAACTGGATTGAAGAAAACAATTAATTTTAAACTAAAAACTGAAAAGCCGGAAGATATTCCGGCTTTTAGGGGTTTGCACCTATATATACTATCATAGTATAATAGTATAAATAATTTCTAACTATTAAATGGCAAGTGATGAAAATCTTACAGAAAGAATACAAGTCCTTTTATCAAAAGAAGATCTTAACAAACTTCATGCGTATTTGTATCAGCGTGCCATTGAACAGGGTAAAAAGCCTGAACCAGTTTCAAGCTATCTGCGTATAATAATCAAGAATCTCATAGATTCACAAGAATGTACTGAAAAATAAAAATCAAATTAGATGAGCAACGAAGATAAATTAAATGATGATGAAATGAAAAGAATTGTTGAAGAACAACAATCACAGGAACCTATTAATGATCCTTACATCGAAAATGCAACAAGACTTAAAGAGTCCGCAAAGAAAGATGGTCTAGGTAAAATTAATATGAAAAGAGGGAAAAGCGGTGCAACTGAAGCTGATGCCGATACAAACTCTGATCTTTTTCTAGGTTTTCATCCGCTTTATGCTACAGATCTACCATCAGGTGGTTTATTTTATCCACGTGATATTGAATTACAAATCAGACCAGCAAAGGTCGCAGAAATTAGACATTTCTCAACTCTACAAGAAAGAGATTTATTTGATGTCGACGACAAACTAAATAATGTTCTACAGAATTGTACAAAAATCCGTACAAAAACCAGAATGATGAGCTGGAAAGATCTTTTAGAAGAAGATCGTATCTATATTATTCTTGCTATCAGATCACTTACTTTCAGTAAAGGTGAAAACAAGTTACAGGTTAAAAAGAATTGCCCTGATTGCAACACTGAAAACACTATTGAAATTGCAAATGAATATTTACAGTTCAATGAAATTCCTGAAGACCTGATGAAGTACTACGATGAATTTAATCGTGTTCTTGCTATTCAAACTAAATCTTCAGGTACTATCTGGCTTAAACCTCCTACGATCGGAGTTATGCAGGTTGTTACAAGATACATCAGAGAAAAAGAAAGAGCCGGTGACAACTGGGATAGAGCACATATCCAAATCCTACCTTACATTCAACATGAATGGAGAAACTTTACAGAAAAGGATATTTTCCAAAGTGAAGTTGATTTCCAAGGATGGGATGATACAAAATATACATTACACTACAGATTAGCAGAAAAAGTAAAAGTAGGTGTTAAGCCTGATGTAGTGTGTTCATGTAAGGAGTGCGGCTCGGAGGTGTCGGCAGCAATCAACTTTCGCGGCGGAATCAAAGATCTTTTCGTTGTTTCAGATATCTCTGGCGAACTTCTTTAAGACTAAATTCTATCTTTATCATTATTTAAGAATACAGCCATCTGAAATAGAGGCATGGCCGTATTATGAACTTGAATATACATTAGAAAATCTTAAAGATTTCCTTGAAAAGAAAAAGAAGGGTGAAGATGAGCAGAACGAGCAATACGGAAAGCCGTCAATGAATAAGGATATGAAAAGGCAACAATCTGATATGGGTAGGTCAATAAATACCCCAAAGATACCGCGTGCACCGTCTTATAAAATGCCGAGCAGTAGCGGGTTTAACATGCCTAAAAAATTCTAATTAATGGATGGCGTTTAGCCTATTTAAAAATCCTTTTGAATCACTCACAGCTGAGAACCAGAAAGCGATGGTTTCAAATCTTGAAGAGATTAAGAACTATTTCTTCAAGGGCAATACAATCGTAGACGCTGTTAACAAGTTAGGCTCACTTCTTGTC